TACAAGTGGGAGTATGCCCATTTTAATTAGATTTGTGGTATCATTAAATTCCAAGGTAATCAATTTATGAGTTGAGGGTGGTGGAGATTGCTAGCTTACTTCTCCACCCTCAGTGCATAACTGACAGCTGAACCTTAAGGAAACTACTTAAATGGTAGTCGGAATCGTTTTAAAAAGACTCATTCGAGCCTTGCTTCGACGAAACCACACTACGATTTAAGTTACTTTTGGGAACCGTTGGGGAGGGTAGGAGGAAAAAAAGAAAAGAATAAGTGTTTAATTAAGTTTAAATGTTTATTCTTCTCTTTAACACAAATATATATGACAGTTAACATAGATGATTTACTTCAAGAATGGAAAGATATGGATGAAGAAACTAAAAACTCAGCTGATAGAATCGTTGCTTTGTTTGAGTAGTTATGATAAGATGGAGTAAAATAATAAAAACTCTTTGCCTCGGCGAATAGATGAATCAATATCAAATCTTTCTCGATAAGTGTGCTAAGTAT